TTCTGTTAAACAATTTAAAAGTACTTCACTGCTGATGTAATTAGGTCTAACCACAACTTCAAAGTCACATCCAATATTAATTACGTATCCGTTCTTAATAGTTACAGTATCACCTGCCATTCTGTATTCGTAGAGGTATGTGCTGAGATTCTTCTTAACTGCATCAGATACTTGAGTTAAATAGCCGTTGGCGTTATATCCTAAAACATAAAGATTTAACGTTGTTGGAATTTGGCCTGGTAATGTTGTATCTGAAGCTTTTACCGGTTGAACAAAAGCTTTTGCTACTGATCCATAATTAGAAGGCATTGATAATGCTCTGATTAGATAATCATTAGGAGTTACGTTTCTTAATTGGGATTGGTAAGCAACTAATGTATTCTGTCTAATTTCTTCTAAGGTATCTCCACTTCCTCCACCGCTTGCAGCTTTTGTGTTGTTAACTGCAACAGTACTGAAGATGTAATCAGCCGTTGTAGGGTTTAAGTTGTTGTTAATAAAATTAACAGTTGTTGTGTTTGTAAGGTTTGTTAATGTGTTAGCTTCAACGTTTGAAGTAACTCCACCGCCGGTTAAGTACCTGACTGTTAAAGTAGTATTTGCAGGAGCAATACCGTATGTGTCTGTGTATAGGAAGTTTGTAGGATCAAATGCAGTAGTTAATTTTGACTGCTCATAAGGTAATCCTAGACCGACATTATTAGGGTTTGGAGTAATTACTTCATCTACATCAGAGGTAGTACCAGATCCAAATTGGATTTCCATGGTTGTTTCAGATGTAAATCTAGTAGTGAAACGTCTCTGTATTTTTTGCAGCTGCATTAAATAAGGAGCATCTCCGTCGTTGTAGTAATTAGGATCGTTTGTATTTGTATTCTTTAAAGGAATATAAATCATCTCTTGCCCTAAATAAGGTACTTCATACCAAACATTACCATCCGAATCAGTAATGTCTAAGATTTGAATAATATCTGCTCCCTGTAGAGTAACTGTTGCAAATGATTCAGGAGCTCCAAAAGCATATGTTGCTGTTTGGATTTGTGCTGAAATTGCTTTTCTGGTTTTCTTTAGTAAGTAGTACTGGGGACTACCAGCTGAAATTTGATACACTGTAACTTCTGTAGGATCAAAAGAGCTAGAAGCTGTAAAGTCAACTGTGTCTTGAACTAAGAAGTAATTATCTCCTGCTGCAGATTTTATTTGAGTGTTCTGGTTAAACAGTAGAGCGTAATCAAAATCAGGAACGTAGGAAGATCCGGATAGTTTAGAAGGTATCTGCTGGTAAAAGTCGATATCTACAGTAGCTGCTTTAGTTACTTTAGGTCTATACCCTAACATATAAGCTAGTGTGTACAGGCTTGGAGACTGTTTAGCGTACTGTAAGAATGTTTCTTGAATTTGGTTATCTAAATAAAAGGATAAAACATCCCCTACATAAGAAGACATTTCCATAAACATCATCCCGGGAGATGATGGTGAAAAATCGTTGTAGGTATCCGGGAAGTACGTTTTAGAAAAATCTACAAGCAAGTTTCTTAGTCCTGCAAAATCCCTGTTAAAATATTTTATATCTTTATTTTCAGCCATTGGTTAAGTTAATTTGAATAGTGTCGTTTATTCCAGTATTTAGGATACTGTAGGTTATTGTAATAAAAATTGTATTTTGATCTGGTACTGGCTGTACTTGAGCAACACCCTGTATATTAGGAAAATACTTTTCTATAACTGAAAGGATGTAGCTTTCTATCTCGGAAATACCTTCAGTGTTTATTTGCTGGAATACAAATTTACGTAACCCGGCACCAAAAGTTGGATTAAAGACTCTCTCACCTTGTCCGGTAAGTAAGAAATTAATGAGGTTAGTTTTTATAGCCTCTCTTGTGGTATATGTCGGCTTGAAGACAGCATTACCGTTAAACGGCAAAGATACCCCGACTGCTTTGCTAGCAGCTAAGTCAATAGGGTATATTCTTCTAGCTCCAAATGCCATTATTTTTTATTCATCAGACCCATGATCTGGTTTAGATTAACCTCTCCTGGAGGTAGGGAAGATCCTTCTCCGGTTGTATTCGCACTTACAGGTGGTCTATATCCAACTTGCTGTCCGAAACCTAGAGCGTCGTTTGAGGTCATTGTAATGTTTCCGTTTCTTGAATCCATCATATCTCCAAGTAATTCTCTGTATTTATCTCTTGCGTTAATATTAGGAGTTGTTGAATTGCCTGCAAGGGTTTGAACTGGTTGAACGTAACCTTCCTGAACGATTGTCTTAGGTGCACGAACTGCCTCCAGAAGAATATCTTTTAATTCTTCTTGAATAGCTTCTCTTACGGCTTCTTTGATGAGTTTTTTAAATACTTTAGTATCCATCTTTTATAAATATTTCTTAGTCAGCTTTTAGGTTATCCCTGTCGATTATCAATTTTAATTCTTCAATTAATACTTTAGGGTCTTGGGTAAAGGAGGGTTCTGTTTGTAATAACACAATGCCCTGTTTGTTTTTAGCCTGTCCTATTTTCTGATTTAGGGTAGGGCTGAAATACTTATCTACAATCTCGAATGTAAATCCTTTGTAGATTGTGTCTAGAGTGCTAGTCTCTGCGGTAGTTACCACTTCTACTAGTGATTTTAGATCTGTGCCAACTTCTTTAACTTGCTTACCGCATCTCTGAAGTAGAGAATCTATTACGGAAATTAATCCTAGTAGAGTATTGATTATAGCAGCTGCTGTAGAGATGTATGTAGTTCCGTTCTCAACTGTACGTTTTAATGCTGCTAATTTAGGATTGCCTTCTTTATCAAAAGTAAGAAGGGTTCTAACATCATCTAAATCTGCAAGTAAGGCTGTTACAATCCCAGGTACCGCTGGTGCGGCTTTAACTCCTACGGCGGCAGTTGTTTTAATTAAGTTAATAGCAGTTACTGTATTAATACTACCCTGTAGTAAACTGTTAACTACCGTTAGTGATTGGTTGATTGTATTCGTATATTTTGCAGTTGTTTCTAGATCATCTAATAACGTATCTCTTAATAATACTGCCTTATCTAAAATATCTTGAGATGGACAAAGATCTGGCAAGGCTGGGTTACTCGTTTCTAATCCTTCGATACCTAATTCAGTTGCTAAGTTAGATAGTAGAGTGATTGCTTTATCCTGAACTGCAGCAATTTTAGAGTTAATAGTTTGATTAATTCTATCTAAAGCAGAGGACTGACTTGCTCTGTTAACTAAGACACCTGCTGTAGCAGATTGTAAAACGGTTCTTTTGATGAGAGCCTTACGTTCTTTCCTTTCTTTCTCTCTTTGCTTTTCTAATTCTTCAGGTGTCATTATACTGTGTAGTTGTAGTTAGAAAGCATTTTAGTTAAATCTAAGTTATTTAACCTTGTTATTAGTATGTCTGCCGATCCTTGTAGAGAGGGGATTGGACCTCCACTGTTAGCTGCTGTTTTGCAGGCTTGAAGTAACGCTTTTAGTACGTCTATAATCTCTTGAAGCTGTGCAACAGCAGTAGTTCCTAAAACTAAAGGTTCGTCTGCTGATTTACTTCCTAAGTAGATGTTGTTTGTTTGAACTACTAATCCGGTAGCATCTATATTAACAGTAGATAGGGAATTTAAATTTATACTTTTTGTCGAACTTAGAAGTAAGTGATCTTGTGTAGTATTAAAAATTAACCGTCCTGAATTAAGTATAATCTGCTTTCCGGTGTACTTCTCAGGACTTACCGGGGTGTTGTCTTTATATGAAAAGTAATTGCTGCTTGCAGCTTGTAGTGGTATTTGTTGAGTTGATGTTAAGTAAATAGAAGAAGGATCTAGATTAATATTTTCGATTGTTGGTTTAAATCCAACTGATCCAGGATCTCCTTGCCCGTTTCTAAAAATCATTATAGGATCTCCAGAACTACTTCCGGTGGACCAGGGAGTTACAGGGTTGTTATTTAGTAAGATAGTTGATCCAAATCTTATAGAATTTCCTAAACGTCCTTCTAGTACAAAGTCACCTTCATACTTCTTAAGAGGTTTAATGTTTGATTTCTCTCTAAAGGTTTTACCTAAAACGATATCAACTGTTGTGTTGGATACTTCCTTGTTAGCTCCTAACTCTGTTTGGTTATAACCTCTCTGCTGGTTTTCTGGGATGTCGGTATCGTTGAAGATGTTTGGTATTCCGTTGTGGTGGTTACTGCCCCAAATGTTTATTGGTGTTATATAATATAAAACTTCTTTATAGTTGTTGTTCTGAATATCTGGTGAGGGTAAATTGAAGATGTAAACTAATTCCTCTAGTAGTGGGTAGTTTGAGATGTTACCAAAGTAGGGTTTTGCAAATCCTTTTGATTTAAAGTTTCCTTTTGCTGTCTCAAAATAAATAGACCCAATACCGTTCCATTCTCCTACTTGAGAGAAGTATTTACTTGTATCATCTAATACAATATCTTTAACAACAGCAACTTTAAACTGCATTATTTCTCTTCTTTAATGTTGTTAATTTCTTTCAACAACTGTTCTCTTTCTTCGTCAGAGATGCCGAATGAGTCTGTGGCTGAATCTTGGTTTTGGAAGATACGTTGAATGATGGTTGCAACCTTTACAAGCTGATCGTCATTCTTAACTCCAATCTCCAAATACTCTTTAATAAGAGGTACGATCAAAGTTGCATCTCCGGTATCTTCAATTAAAGGTCTTAATTCAGAAATAAGGGTAGAGATCTGCTTTTCTTTCTTCTTTTGATTATCGTAAATCTCTTCCAGAAGATCTGCAAATTTTTTATTTTTGAATATTAATTTATCTAAACTCATGAGTAGTCTATTTTTTATAAATAGAAAGTAGGAAGGTTTAGAAACTTACATACCCATTCTCTATGTAGAATGCATACTGTTTCTTATAAAGTTCTCCTAGTTCATTAGCTACTTTCGTAATCCTTGGTGTCTTAACATCAATAATTTCTCTGATGTATATGTACAGTGCTTTCTTGTTAAAGATTGTGATGTGTTCTCTTTTCCTGAATAGTTCGAGAATTGCATCAGCAATTTGAGCATCTTCTTCTTTAGGGAATAATTCGTAGATATTTTCAGTACAGTAGTCAATATATAGATCTAGAAATTCAGAGATCTCATCAACCGGGTGGTACGTTTTAGTATCTGTTCGCATACTATCTACATCTAGTACATCTCCATACACTACTTCTCCTTCCTCCTGTTCTATATTTAAGCTATCTAAGGATAGCAACTCCATCCTCTTCTTATAGTTCTTTTGATTGGAAGCAATCAAGTACCTCTTTGCAACTGTGCCAAAATAAGAATACGCTTTAGCTCCATTTGAAGGGTTAAAGCGATCTAATTTAGTTAATAGGAAAGTGACTACCTCGTGTTGGAGATCTTCTAAGTTGGTCTCTTCGGTGTAGTAGAACTTAAATGTGTGTATTAAGTTTTGTGTTAGTTTGAAGAGTGCGTAGTGTATCTCTTCTCTGTAGATTTTATTCCTCTCTATATCATCTTGTGTATGTACATATTTGATTATAGCGAGCTCAGTATCGTGAGTGAAGTAGTTTTTATTTTTCTTTTCGGTCATCGGTCAATTTAAAGTTATTAAGTCTTGTTTGAATAACCTTAATTTGTTCGAAAAACCAACCAATCTCATCATCGCTTTGAAAGGTACCTTTGTTGTCTATCTTCTGTAAGCGTTCATCACTGTGCTCAATTATTTTAGACAGTTGATCCATATACAACAGATAAGATGCTAGTATATCTTCTTGTTTTTCATTTTTACGAAGAAGGTTGTATGTCGTATAGGTGAGTATGCCGATTACAATGATGAGAAAGGTTATTAGTATTTCCATTAGTCGTTAAAAAAAGATGACATTGCATTTTTTAATCCATCACTCTGGATATTTGATAATGCTTTATTTTTAGCTGCCTGTTGATGTGTTGTTGGGTTTTTCTGAGTAGTTTCTTTGGCTATTGCAAACTGTTTTGATTTCGGTTGTTCAACTGGGTTAACAGTTAACTCAACAATTGAAGCCATAAAATCTGCTTGGTGTAGGATATGAACAATTGCAGACCTTGGTCTACTTTCTGGCATTCTAGAAATTAGATATGCTTTGTTGGATTCTTCATATAAACCATCATGAGTTCTGATAGCAAGCATTTCATTCAGGGTGTAAGTAATACCTGCTTCTTGTAGTAAAAATAGGGAACGGTCAGGTATGGTCATAAAAGCAACTTCGTTATTATACGAATAAACCTCCCCTAAATTCTTTTTTCTCCACTCATCCTTTCCAGGTAAGTATAGATCTTGAGTAGAATCACCAACCTTTCCTAGGTCATGATTCATAGCAGCAAACACCAATTCTTCAATTGTGAATGTAGACATATCACACCCAAACTTTTCCCACAGTTTTGCAAAATGCAAAGAAGCTTTGATAACACGGTTAACGTGTTCGATATAACCTCCGGGAAAACAATTGTGGTACTTGGTAGTGTGAGCAGCAGGCATTAAGATAAATCTGTCCACCCTATCTTCATAAAATTTACGAAGAGCTTCTTTTCTTGGAGATGAAATATATTTGTCAATATATTCTAGAAACTCCTCCCAATTAGCTTGGATCTGTTCTGCTGTTAAATTCATAACTTAAATATAATTACCTTTGTCCGGAAAAGCCACCTACTTCATTAGAAGTTCTAGGTTCCATTTCAACGTATTGTTTAACTTGTTCAAGCTGTTGTTCTGCCCTCTCAATTGTTTCAATATACGTTTTAATAGGTTCTTGTCTCTGTACAATCTGTCTTAGTGACTTTAAAGTACTCTCTAGTACCTCTACTTTGTTGATTACTTGATCTCTATATCTCATATTATTATATACTTATTTATCTCCCCCTTTTTCCCAACCCCTATGTCTGTAAG